ATTGTTAATAGTATAATCAATAGTATTATCATAAGGTTTCATTATCTTAGGGGTATCAACGAATGTTTGATAGACTTGCTGTAAAGCCCCCATAAAAATGGCTGTTGCTACAACTGGTGTTGCGTAACATTCAATTTCAACTTTTGGCATTACTGCTGTTTTATTTGTTTTTGCTCTATCTTCTTCAATAAACATAGTATTTGAAGATATTGCATTTAGAGTATAATTTTCAATTGCGGGGTCAGGTTTTGGTGTCCCAACAACCCCTAATATTTCATAATAATTGGCTGCTGCGTCTTGAGGATGCCCCCATCTATGTACTGATAAAATTCCATTACCAACAGGGTCATTTGTTCCTGTATTTGTGTGTGCACCTTCAGGCTGTAATAAAAAGCCTAAACGCATTTGTTTTTGTAATATTTCTGCCATTTTAAGCCTCTACTTTTTTAGATTTCTTAACAACTTTTTTTGCTCCCTTAATGTCTTCTTTCAATTCAGGGACTTTGAAACTTCTTAATTTACTTATCATCATAGGGTCAGCAGTTGTGAATTTACCCTCAATAGTATAATTTCTGTCCTTATGGGAAAACTTAAAAATATGCTTAGGATTAAAAGTTACAATTTCTTGTTTCATAAAATATTCTCCTTATTAAACTAAGATAGGGCTAATTTAATAGCCCATTTCTTAGCTAGGAATCAACGGAACTACCCGTTAGTCTTTAATTGTGCAATAGGAATACGTTTTGCTTCCCAAGCCAACGCCCAATTTGTACTTGTAGCATATTCAGCGTTAGTTGGGGATGTGCCAGTAGGACTTCCTGTGAAAGAACATCCAACAGGTGTAATAATGTTGTAGTTTCTTGTAATAAGTTGTGTAATACCAGAACCACCACCTGCTAAAGGTTCTCTATATAGTTCAACTGCAGGGGACTCCCCAACAATAGGAACAGGAGAATAACCAACTGAACCTCTACCAAATAGGTAAGAAGTATAAATGTAACCACTTGTACCACCAGCAACTTTTGGTAAAGCATCATCAACAATAACTTGCATACCTAAGTATGTAGGCATAAGTGTTGGATTTTGTACTGATGTTGGTACATAAGAAATTAAATCTAAAGCAACTAATCTTGAAAATGGTACAGAGTGCATTGCAATAGCCCCAAATTTGCTATATTGGTCGCCTAATAGAAATTGTGCATCAAGTACAGCAGAGCTACCAATAAGGTTATCTGCAGTAGCATTAACCCCGTCAGCAATAGCAATGTTATTTACATTAGCTGATAATGCAGTTATAAATGCACCCGTCAACATATTAACTAACATTAGTTGGTCTTGGTATGCCCAATAATCAACATAACCATTTAATGCAGGTGTTAGAACATCTAAACCTGTTGATGTATATGTGATTAAATCAGGTGCTTTCCAAGAAGCATTTCTATAGTTTTTACGTGCAATAGCTTTATTACCTGACAGGTCAAATGCAGCTAATGTAGCAGTTGTATCAGTTCCAATAGTTGGTGCATCTGATGCAATTAGTTGATTAAAAGAAGGAACATTTACTATTGAACCAGGTTGAGTTGAAGCCATATTAAGTTCAGGCGTCATAACTGCAATACCTGATTTAATTAGAGAAGACTTCTCAAGCATTTTTAATAGAAAATATTTTGAGCTTATCTCGGGGGAGAAAAAGTCTGAAATTGTAGTAGCCATTTTAGGACTCCTTATAAATAATAATTAAAGTGATAATTAAATATTATAAGAATTATTCAGTTTTTGCGTGGTCTGCCCACGATTCTTTTTTATATTTAGGGTTAAATTACAAAATAAAAAATAATTATGCAAGTGTTTTAACATTTGCATACAAATCATATTGCTTCTTTTCTTAATTTCTCTGCTAATGCTGGATTTTCAGCTTGCATTCGCATTTGCTTAATCATATCCCAACTTTTTATTGAAAATGGATTGTCTTTTGTGTTTATAGTATTAACACTGCCATTCCCAACATTTGGGACTTTATCTTTGGGTGTAAACAAATAATCATTGTTTGTTTTAATAGTTTCAATCTGCTCTTTCAAACCTACAACCCCATTATCTGATATTGTTATTACCTTATCATCTAATAAGGCTTTTACTGCTTTAGTATTTCTTGCTCCAGCTTCGTGCAATGCTAAATCTATTGCATAATCTTTTTGCATTGCAATTAGTTTACCATTATATTCATCAACTGTTTTTGTATGGTTTGATGTGAGTTCATTCAACTTATTTTGTAGTTCTTCCGCAGTGCCTTTGTTATTCTTTAATGATTCAACATCCTTAACAAGGTCATCATTGATTTTCTGCAAATCATTTCTTTGTTGAATAATATCATTTAATCTTTGCTTAGGTACAAAATCATCTTTACCATCCGCTATAATGATATGTTTATCTTTTACTTTTTCTTGAATTTGTGAAAATATTTCATCACCAAGTATTTCTTTTAGTTCCATTTTGATTTCCTTAAGTTGTTGCGTTTAACTTTTTAACTTCTGTATCTTTTTCTAAATTACGTTTTTCGTATTTAGCCTTATATAGTTCTTTGTCTTGGTTAGTAATACTATTTGATGCTATTGGGTTATTTTTTAAGTATTCTAAATTTGCATCTAATATTTCTTGTGCTATTTTTTCGGATTTAATATCAATATTATCTTCAATCACCCATTGTAAAGGCGTACCCATTCCACGAGCTTCCCGCTCTTTTCTATCAAACCATAAATCACTTTGACTTAATGTGCTTTCCAATGGTGGAAAATCCACCATAAGTTGGGCTTCATCTGGTATTACAATTAACTTTTCAGTCCCACTATAATTACTTTGGACTAAAACATTATTCATTTTCTTAATCAATAGAAATCTATCTTGTTCATATTTCAAACAAGCATCAAGGTCGTCTTTTCTTAATTCAGATTGTTCATGTAAGGATATTGTTCTACTAAAACCAGATTCCACTTTTACATCAGAACTCACACTATTAGGGTTTAATCCAAATGCATTAGCTAATGCACGTATTTTAAAGTCAATAGCATTTGTTACTGCCACTATTTGAGGATTAGTTGATATATATTTCAAACTCGGAGGTACTCTATCACTTAAACCATTAGTTTCAATATTTAAGATATTACCTCTACCAGCTTTTACACTTCTTGTAGCATCTTCCGGGGATGCATCTTGATTTGAAACCAACTCACCTAAGTTTACACCAAATAAAGCACCAGCAGTACCTAATATAATATCATCATAATTTAATTTAGTAAGTAAAACATTTATTATTTCATTTTCATCTATTAGTAAATTCTGTCCCTCCCCCCAAAAATCATTTTCATCAATTAGTCTAAATACTACATAAGGCAAAACACCATATATATTATTTGTGCTATTGTTTCCAGGCAATGGTGTTTTAGTGTCATTATCTGAATCTATCATATATATTTCATTTTCAGTGTATATAACAGTATATAGTTTATCACCAAAGTATTTAGAATAACTAATTTGTTTTGGTAATAATGTATCAAAATCATCTGCTATAACATCATAAACTGCGGAGGAGTTTGTTTTTTGCTTAAATCTACCAGTTTTATCATCAAAGTAAATATATGGCAAAACAGTATTCTGTAACTTAGCCAATCTATGTGTAAATTTATCAATCTTGTTAATATCAAGTGGAAGTATATTCTGATAGTATTCCGTTAATTTTGCATTTTTCTTTCCATTAACATAAATACTTCTATGTGCAGGCTCTTTATAAATTACGGCTAATTGGTTAATGAATCGTTTTGTAATATTTAACAATGATTTTTGCATTTGACTGACTGTTGAAGAATCCCAAGTCTTTTTTAGGGCTTTACCCAAATATTCCCTCAAAGTGTCTCTATTGCCAATATAATAATCATATTGCCTGGACTGCTCCAAAACCCGATAAACATTGTTCATATCCAATCTATCTTGGATAGCGTTTATATTTTGAAATCCTTTAACAAAGTTATTTATTTGATTAAGCACGCCCAACCTCAGCTTTTATGTTAATATTTGTATTTCTTATAGACTCTTCCAATTTCTTGCCAATAATGTCTTTAATATCTTTCTGGATAATCTCCGAGTTGCTTGCACTTAACATCAATAACCTTCTTCCCAAACCAGCATTTGTATCTAATTTATGTTCCTGGCTTTTATCAAATGTTATCTCTACTTTCAATGGGGATATTGTTCCAACTCTCAGTGTACTGAACAATTTACCAGTTAATTCCATATTAACACTACTAACAAAATTTGATATTTGACCTATGCTCCTATAAGCCCAATTCAATTTATCTCTTTTATATTGCTCACTTTTATAGGTATCACTGCCATTCTGCATCAAACCACTTGATGCATCTTTCCTTATAAGGCTAACAATTTTATCCCCAATAACCTTAAGATTTATCATATTTGCTAATATAGGTATCATATAGACTAAAATTACAAATTTTTTATATTATTGTCAAATTATTGTGGTTTTGTTATTGCCTTGAATAGGATGTCTATAATGGCTATAATAGTCAACAGCTCTATTCCCATGTCCTATAATGTCATTCTGGCTAACATCCATTCCATCCTTAATCCACTCACATCTAATCCAATCATTTACCAAATTACTACAAGTCGTTGGGTTAACAAATAACCTATGCTCCCCTTTGGCATTCATTAACAATGCATTTGTCGCCGCAACCGTATCTCTTATTGATTTAACAGGTTTTATCTCAAACTTAACATTGTACATTTTGAACTTATCCTGTATTATCATCCAATCTGACACCGATGAGTTGCTTGTCATTTTAGTTCCACTATAATCACCAAAAAATGTTATTCGTTTGTTCTTATTAAACCCCATTATATTTAACTTATGTAGTAATATCTTACTCGTCTCTTCCGTATTTATAAACTGATGACTGAGCATATCAAATATCTCAATCCTATTACCTACTTCTTGTGCCAAACACCATACCATTGGTTTCTCACTAGCATTAAAATCACAAAATACTAACAGCTCCTTAGCCTCTGGTCTATATCTTATTGTATAGTCTTTGTTAGCATCACTAAATGCATAATATGGCAAACTTGTTAAACTCCCAAAGGCCGCTAAATACTGTTGCTTATATGTTGCTTCATCAAGATTAGCCTTAGCCGACTCTATCTGCTTTTCACTCAATATATCTTCTGCAGACCAATGATATGACTGCCAGTCACTAAATAACCCACTTTTACCTCTCTCAAACAAATCATACAAGAAATTCTTACCTGTAGGTCTTGACAAAACAATAAAAAACCCCTCATTATCGTTCAACATAGGCTCTAACGTTTGTAAGTAAACATCTTCACTCAAAAATGTAGCTTCATCCACAATAGCCCCATTTATCATTATTCCTTCAACTCTACTTGATGCTTCTCCACTAAATAGTATCAATTTAGTATCATTTATCAAGGTTATGGTCTGTTCCATTATGGAAATCTTCTTTACAAAATCCTCAGGTAACAAATCAATCAAATCTTGCCACCAAATACGCTTTGTTTGTGCTGTGGTTGGACTACCTACTAAGTATGTTTGGTTTGGGGTTTTTATGGATTTGTGAATTATATATCTCTTTATGGTCTCCGTCTTAAAGGAACGTCTTCCAGCTACAATTACATAGTTCAAATACTTTCCACTAAGTAGGTCAACTTTTAATCTTTGTATTTCAGTATGATTTTTTACCTTTTCAGGTAGCTCAAACCATCTTCTTGGTAGTTTTTTCATATTTGCGAATATAAATGATTTTTTTGTTAATGTAAAGTATGTTTAATGTCTTATTGAAGTATATTATAAAAGGTGTTAATGTCCGATTTAGTATTTAGGGTTTGTAGTGTGGGGGCTATAGGGGCGGGGATCCTTTAACCTTTGGTGTATGAAAATTATTTAATTAAATATTAAGGCATAATTAGCTTTAATATTTCTTTAATATTTCTTTTATATTTCTTTTATTTTACTTGACAGTTGCTTAATTATTTAGTAAATTTACATATGCAAATAAGGTTGTTTGCAAAAAAATAATTGGAGGTACAAAATGGAACGAATAGTTTTAACTAATGAAAATTCTTGGTTCAACGCAGAAATTAGCGAACAAATTCAAGAACAAACTGAATGGGATGGGCAAAATGCTATATCAAAGGCGACGGGACAACAATTTGAGCACGAAACAGTTTACATAACTGCAAGTGGAAAAATTGTATTGTGCGAATGGTCACAGTGGCAGGGGACACAAACTACATACACAGTTATTCCCGTTTCAAAATTAGCCATTTGGCTAATTAAAAATGAAATTTTTGAGTTTGATTCTGATAATCTTAGCAAAGAGAATTTAGCTGTAATTCTCAGGGCAATTGAAGAAAGTGAAATTTAAGGGGGGGCACAAAATGAAAATAGAACTTGAAAAAGAAGTGGCAAACACATTAGTAAATGAATTAAAAAATATCGGGGTCGACTTACTACCCTATGAAGGGCAGTTTGCTTTTACCCGCGAGCAAGTGTTGGGAACACTTGCTCGATGTATAAATGAGCAAATTGAAATAATATACTATAGCAAAGCTATAGTATATCTACAAAATAATGATGCTTCGTTGATAGATTCATTAGCGATTGCAGAGGAATTAGGGTATAAAATAGAAAATATAAATAGTGAACTTTTAGCAACGCTGCATTTGCAAAATGTAACGTTTAGTGTTGCGGAAAAAATAATTAATAAATATTTTAAGGGAAATTAAAAATGGAAAAAGATTATGAAATAATTGTAAAATATCAAAATATTGTTTGTTTGCGAATCTTTACAAACAATCTATTGCAAATCTTTAGCATTATTAACAGATATAGTCAAAAAGGCTACGACGTAGAGGTATTATGAAAAGGATTTTTGCGATAACAGTACACTTAATAAACGTTATTATTTTAATAATAGCGTTTATTATATTATTAAAAAAATAACTGAGGTAAAAAATAAAAAGCTGCTTAATGCAGCTTTTTTAATATCTAATTTGCGACCTTATATGGCCTTATTAGACCTTATATTACTTCATTCCAAATGCAATTCCTACCAAACTATTTAATTTCTACCAAACTATTTAATTCTTACCTTAGTATTTAATTCTTACCAAACTATTTAATTCTTACCTTAGTATTTAATTCTTACCAAACTATTTAATTCTTACCTTAGTATTTAATTCTTACCTTAGTATTTAATTCTTACCAAACTATTTAATTTCTACCAAACTATTTAATTTCTACCAAACTATTTAATTTCTACCAAACTATTTAATTTCTACCAAACTATTTAATTTCTACCAAACTATTTAATTTCTACCAAACTATTTAATTTCTACCAAACTATTTAATTTCTACCAAACTATTTAATTTCTACCAAACTATTTAATTTCTACCAAACTATTTAATTTCTACCAAACTATTTAATTTCTACCAAACTATTTAATTTCTACCAAACTATTTAATTTCTACCAAACTATTTAATTTCTACCAAACTATTTAATTTCTACCAAACTATTTAATTTCTACCTTAGTATTTAAGACCTTTGCTCGCTGTGGGTAGTTAAATGTATAACCAAACTATTTAAGTGCCTTAAAACGCAAGATAGATGCCTTAAAATGAAAATTAAATGCTATCTTTCGTTTGTTTGGTTAAGGCTTCTATCATCTTATCAATATCAAGTGATGGGATTGATAGTTGTTTGGGGTCTTTGACCGATGGAAACAATAAAGACAATAGTTTTTCAGCTACTTTTACTTTGTCATCTCCAGATGATATATTTCGTTCTTCTATCAAGGTGGCTATATTTTTACTAAAATCTCCAAGTAAGGTGGCAACACCTAAAAGGTAGTCAAGTTTTATTGTTTCAATCAATTCTTCTTGAGGTTTAGATTGGAAATATTCAAACTGTTCTTTTAGCTTTCTTTCTTCACTCCAATATGCAATATTATTTGCATCCCTATTATTGCCAAATTCATCAAAGTAATACTCTTTACGGTTGATATATTTCATAACTTCTCCAAAAAATGATTGTCAAGAATGTCAAGCTACCAGCTTGACATAAAAAACTTTAATTATAGCTCAAAATTACAATAAATTAGTCTAAATGTCAATATGTCAAGCTATATACCTAATTCCATATGAATCTCAGTATTTAAAAAAGTAATCTGAGATGGGTGGGGAAATGGTTCCAGCTTGACATTTTGACATTTCCTCCAAAAAACCTTGATTTTAGTACCAAAATCGCAACTTTTGCCTTAAATTTCCAGCTTGACATTTTAGCTTGACATTTTACTTTTTTGCCTAAAATTGTTTTATACTATAAAACAATTTTTCATTAAAATGCCTCAAAAAACATCATTTTCTTCATTTTCAGCTTGACATTCTATTATAAAATTTCCTTGCATTCTGCTTGAATTTATGTCAACTTTTACATTATTTTCATATACTATTTGCATATTATTACTATGTAAGAATCCCACAAATTTCTGCATAATTATGTAATTTTTTGACCCCCCAAAACTTTCAACATAAGCATTTAGCAATAGCCCGGAATGAAAAGGGATTATGTTTGAAACATTTGGGATAAGGTTTTTAGCTTCATCGTACATATTACCCCCAGTATTATGTTTATGGCATGTAATTTTTGTATTATTATCCTCACCATTAACTACAAAATAATGGTGCATAGGCAAACTAATCAAAGCCTTTACAAACTTAGAAAAAACCACTTCTTCTTGTTCCGTGAATTGTTGTTGTCTTGAAAGGATACCACTAACGTCCTTAATTTGAATACGGTTTGGAAATTCCATAACACATCCAATAACGAAATAGTAGAATTTTTGCCATTCTTCCAGAGGCATATTTTTATCAAATAGGTCATACTCAATATCTAAATCATCTCTAACAGTATTACCCGCCATAATTACATTACGATAATAATCTGATACCATAATCATATCAAAACGGCGTTTTTGGGAGCTTTCCATTATGAATGGGACTCCATTAGTTGCAATTAAGCAATGCCAGGCATCCTTAAAAGGAATATCGACAGCTCCAACACCCAACAATCTAACTTCGAAAGAAGTAGCAGCCACAACTGGGAATATAATATCTAAATTTTGGTTAGCATTAAATTCGTCGATAATAAGTAGGTTTGACTCTCTACGTGCATTTTGGAAGAAGAACTTTTGGTCTAAGTATGCACGTTTGCCATCTATAAACGATGTTGATGTACATTGTTGCATAATTTGTTGAAACAAGCCTTTTCCAGTACCCCCAAAACGTCCTTCTGGGTTACCTCCAGACATTGGGGGATCTACCATAATTAAAGCACGATTGGTTGATTGTTCTTTTAAGTGCTTACTTGACATAAAGAACGCTAACCAGGACTTCATAGCATCATAAGCCCCCCCATAAGCCCTTTGCATAAAAGTACTAATAACCCCATTATTATAATCAACTGCATCCTCATACCAGGATTTGATTAGATTTATATCCAAAGCTATTGGTTTAATATCTTTTGAATTTATAATTCCCTTTTGTTGTCCGAGTGGGGTGAAATAGAAATTTTCGTGAGTGATGAAAAGAATACCATTTTTGAAAATGATATGTCGTAGATTTGAGGTAAAAAAGTCATCTAAGATTGATGTGCTGTTTGAAAATGATGCTCTCTGTCGTAAAACAGATGATGGTTTGATTAGATTTTCATATAATATTTTATACAATAAATCACTTGTTATGTATTTCTTCAACTCTTTAAGAACATAATCCTCCGCAAGTTTTGCGTTTGTTGCTAAGTCAGTTGAGTTATCTTCGGTCATTATGTTATTAGAATCAACATAAACAAAACGCCCATTATACTTTCTTAAGCCTATTGTGTGTAACATAAGCTCAAAGTTGGTATTATTATTAACCTTTCCATAATTTTTATTGTAAGTACCGTCTGGATACACTCTAATGCCATCCCAAAAGGGTTCAAAAGGGGAGGTTGAAATAATATCGGCTTTAATAATCTTCAGCAGGTCAATATTAGCATTGAATTTGAAATAATTTAATAATGATATTAGCGTAAACATTGTTTCTCTATTGTTACGTTTATCACTATCTATATGGGCTCGCCACTGAGTTTCAATGCGGGAAAAATTATATTCATGATGCAAGGCTATATCATTATGGGCTTTGATAATTAAAAACCCCTCATCATAACCTAAAGGGATTAAACCAAACAGCATATTACTCCATGTATCATAATCAATATCGGAGATTTTGTCGATATGGGTTTTGATAACAGTAGCTATGCGTTTTGCACCATATACATTGATTAAGTCTTCAACTTCTTTGTTTTGATACTCTAATAATTTTTCACTCTCGCGTACTTTGTCAGATATAATATTAGAAGGTACTTCAAAAGGGGTTACATCAAAATTAGTATATAAATCAGCATCCCAACTGCGGTACATATACCCAACTGGATTGGAAGCTCGGGGGTCAAATTTTACATCAAGTTGTTTGTTAAAAAACTCAATAACAAATTTAGCAGTTTCTGAATAAGCAGAGGGGTTGCTAACTTTACGAGCTAATTTAATAATTGCTTTGAGTTTTTGTCTTGGAGATTCCTGAACCCAAATACACCCTTTGAGTTGCTTCATACGTTCTTTAAGCTCATCATGTCGATTACTATCATATTCATCTAAATCTAAAACAACATAATCACAATCAATAAAATTTTCATACTTTCTTGCACCATTAAAATTCGCAAGAACTATACTATTTAAGGTTGCTTTGAGTAAATTTTGTTTTGCCTTATCAGCCCCCATTCTTATTTGTAGGGTAATATCCTTATCAATATCACTACGAACAATAGTAGCTTGGTCTTCCAATGTTGTAACATCATAATCCTCTGTGGCATAAACGTTTTTTGCTATCTTCATAAAAAATTTCCTATAAATGTTACAATAAATATATATAAATAAATTATTATTTACAATACTTGACTTTTAATTTATTTTATATTAACTTTTGAATAATGATAAACATAATTTAAGGAAAAATGAAAATGGAATCAACAAAAATACTAAGGGTAAGTGCAAAAAACCATAAAAGATTAAAAGAATATGCCAAAAAAAATGGGTATAAGCTAATTGGGTTAGTGGATAAATTATTAAATGAAAAATTAAATGAAATTTCACTTGACAAACAAGTAAAAGATAATTAACTTAACATAAACAACATTAAACATTAAACAGGAAATATTAAAATGAACAATTATGACCTTTACATTTCAACTAACCCCTTAGAAGATGACCAAGATAAATTTGATGATGAATTTGATTCTTGGTTATCCACTTTAGATACTTCAGAAGGAGTTGCAAAATACTTAAAGGGTATGACAGCTAGTGACATCATATGCTTTGCCAGTCAAATGGAAATTTTACTGGATGATGAAGATGTTCTAACAGAATCATTAAAGGATTGCTATAAAGACGAATTAGAAGAGGCTTTTAGGAATTGTATATGGGAGGGCTAAACGCTTATTCAACTACAAACTATTTCAAAGGAAATAGGACAACAATAAACAACAAACAAAGGAAATGCTATGAAACAGACAGACGAATGGGGAGAAGTACAAGGCGGAGCTATAGCCATCACAAAGCAAGAAAAAGGCTGGGAAATCGAAGGTTTTTATTTGGGTCAAAGAACACAACCCTCTCAATTTGGTGAATCAACTATTGTTGATTTAGAGGATGAGGACGGTAATTCAATATCATTGTATTCCGTAAGTTCATTAAATTATTTACTACAAAATGTACCAAAGGGGAGGTACATTAAAATAGTATATGATGGTATGGAAAAACGGGATACCAAATACGGAAAAAACCGAGATATACACATAACCAAAGTATATCAAAACCCAAAAAAAATCTATCATAATAACTTCACTGAAGTTAAAGAAAATGATGATTTACCATTTTAAACAAGGTGGGCTAATAACCCACCATTATTAACGAGGAAAAAATGAAACATATAATATGTGAAAACAAAGATAAAAAAATAGTAAACAGAGGAGATTGCCTTAATTGTGCTTTATGGGATGAATGTGAAGACAAAGAAACGTTTAGAACTCCATCAAGTATTATAGGTATAACCATATCGTTCAGTATATTAACAATTTTATTAGTTTATATATTTTTGGGAGTTTAATATGAAATACTATGTAATAGCAAAATTTGAAGTTATTGGGGATGATGAAAATGAAATCATTGATGAATTAGTGAGTATTAAAAAAATGGTTACTGATGTATATGATAATAATTTTGACATTAAATCAATTGAAAATAATGATAGTATCCTT